AGATTACTACGCCCTAGATACAGTCAATAATATGTCTGAAAACGAAATGGAAGAAAAAATCTCAGAAATCATGATTGATCAACATCCAGACGGACCTCAATAATGAACCATCAGAATCCAACACTAGCTAGACTTCTCGCAAAAGAGAACGTCAGCGTACAGCACGGAAATTACAATACCGCATGGTTCGATATCAAAAATCGTATACTCGGTCTTCCTCTCTGGAAAGATATGGGTAAAGATGTTTATGATCTTTTAGTAGGACACGAAGTTGGACATGCCTTATATACCCCGTACGAGGGATGGCACGATACCCCAGAAAAAATTAAAGGTGTTCCTAGATCATATATGAATGTGGTCGAGGACGCGCGCATAGAGAGATTTATCCAAAGGGATTACCCAGGACTAGTTGGTCCTTTCAAAAGAGGATATTACGATCTTGAAGGTCGAGGTCTTTTTAATTATCCTGAGGATCAAACTGAAATCAAGCTCATTGATAAAATCAACCTCCAAGCCAAACTTGGTGAGATGGTTGAAATTGATTTCAATGATGAAGAAAGAAAATTATATAATAAAGCTAGATATCAAACTCAAACTTTCGAGGAAGTAGTTGAGCTTTGCAAAGAAATCCTAGCTTACACCCAAGAAAATACACCCGAATTAATTACACCACCGCCACCAGAACCAGTGTTCGATGATAAAGGTATGGAAATACCTCAAGGTCCTCAAGGAGAATCTCCAGACCCTACAGGAATGCCTGGTGGACATGATGATTATCTCCCAGGTGATGAAGATAAAGAATCTGATAAAGATGAATCCACGAATGGATATTCGAACACTGAAACAGATTCTGACGGTAATCCCGTCGACGCACCTTCTGATTCTGGAGATAAGGACGATTCTGACGAAGAAAAAAAATCAGATAAATCTAATGTATTAGATAAAGGTGAAGGTGAGGAGGATATTTCTCTTACTGATGATGCTCACAGAAAAGCAGAAAGGAGTTTACTCGATGTTGATGAGAAGGGATTACAACCCCTATTTATTAGAGAACCTTCTAAAGCAATCCAAGATTATGTAATGTTTTCTTTTAAAGAATTACATAAGTCTAGACAAGATGCATTAGAGATGTATGAAAATCCTCTAGACCTAGGAATATTAAAAGATTTTAAAGGATACCTAGCTCAGGTTAAAAAAGCTTCTAACTTCGCAGTTAAAGAATTTGAAATGAGAAAAGCAGGATATCAATGGCAAAGAGCTCAAACAGCTAAATCAGGTACCCTTGACGTTAATAAAGTTTACTCTTACAAATACAATGAAGACATTTTTGCTAGAGTTACTAAACTAGCCAACGCAAAGAATCATGGAATGATCATGATGATTGATTATTCAGGATCTATGAGTAGTACTTTATCTCAGGTAATTGATCAATTATTCCACCTAGTTACTTTCTGTAAAACAGTTAATATACCATTTGATGTATATGCTTTTACTACAGGAAATCCAAGTTCAAAACAAAAAGATAAACCCTATATATTCAGAGATGGTGATTTAGATATGGAAAGTGTTTCTATGCCTTTATTAATCTCTTCTTCCCTAAAGAAAAGAGAATACACTCAAGCACTTGAGGGTCTTTATATGAAAAAGCTCGCTTGTAAAAGCAGATTCGCGAGCTATTATGATGAGGATTACTGGGATGATTATTCCGTTTCTGGACAAATGGAAAGATGGGGATCTACTCCCCTAAACCATTGCCTAGTTTTAGGACATAGATTAATTAGAGATTTCAAAATGAAACACCAGGTTGATAAAATGAATTTAGTCGTTTTATCTGATGGAGATTCAAATCACATAAGAGCTTATGAGGATTATGATTTAAAAAAGAAAATCAATAAAACTAAATATGAGAGATATAGCAATATTAAAATTCACGTAGGTGGAAAACTTTTAACATTATCAAGTAATGGCCATAAAGCTACACACGAATTATTGCAAAATATATCTAAAAGATATAGATGCACAACAATAGGATTCTTTATTTCAGATCGTGTATGGGATTTCAGAAGTAAACTTCGTGAAGCTGATATCTGGGACCCTACAAAATCTAATAAAGAATATAGAAAGAACAAATGTGTTTCCCTTAAGAATGCGGTAGGATATGATGAATTCTATCTCGTTAAGGGAGGCAAAAAACTAGATGCTACAGAAGATGACTTTGAAGTTAAAGAAGATGCTTCAACCGCTCAAATTAGAGCTGGATTTAAAAAATTCTCAGCTTCGAAGAAAAAGAATAAAGTCTTACTTTCAAACTTTGGTAAGGCAGTTGCATAATGCAAAATAAATTGAAAAAGTTCAAAATAAAGGTTTACATTTACCACAAAGTGTGGTATAATGGACCTATACAAACATAAAATGATAAGGAATATATTATGAATAAAGTGAAAATATCTACACAAAAGATCCTCGAGGAATTATCCCGAAGATTCCCAGATACAACCGAATTTAAAACATCTGCAATTAAAGATGTTGGGGATTCACTAGGCTATAAAAAATCTGACTGGATTGTTCTTTGCAATGCAAAGCATAGAGTCAGGATCGGTTACTACGAGCTAGCTCACCTAGTAAAACCAATTAGAGAAGCAGAGATAATCCCTCTACCAACCGCTGCGGTTGCAATGGCACCGCAATCAATTGTTAACAAAGAAAAAACCTTTGCGACAATTGACCCCACTTACGTAGCTTGGGGTGCACACTCAGACATTAAAAAAGTTATAAAATCAGAAATGTTTTATCCAGTTTACGTAGCTGGTATGTCCGGTAACGGAAAAACATTTATGATCGAGCAGGCGGCCGCGCAGCTCAATCGCGAATTCATTAGAGTTCAAGTTAACCCTGAAACCGACGAAGATGATCTTCTCGGTGGATTTAGACTTGTTAACGGTGAAACAGTATTTGCTAAAGGACCAGTTCTTAAAGCAATGGAAAACGGAGCTATCCTTCTCCTTGATGAGATCGATAGAGCTACAAACAAGATTATGTGCTTACAAGGTATCCTTGAAGGCAAACCAGTACTAGTCAAAAAGACTGGTGAGGTTATATCTCCCGCTCCAGGTTTCAACGTTTTTGCTACTGCTAATACCAAAGGTAAAGGCTCAGAAGATGGACGATATACAGCAGCTTCTATAATCGATGAAGCTTTTCTTGAAAGGTTTACTATTAGCGTTGATCAAAAATTCGCTAGTCCGATTACTGAAAAGAAAATCTTAGCTAAGCATTTTGAAAAATTCGGAACTAAAACAGATACCGAATTTATGGATAAGCTAGTTGATTGGGCTGATATCATTCGCAAAACATTTTACGATGATGGAGTTGATGAAATTATATCAACCCGTAGACTTTGTCACATCGTTCAAAGCTTTACAATTTTCAATAACAAGATGAAAGCTATTAACCTCTGTATCGCAAGATTTGATGAGGATACAAAAGAAGCTTTCCTAGATCTTTATACTAAGGTCGATTCAGGAGCACACTTGGAAGAAGATTTTCAAGCTACCCCCGAAGACACAGACACAGAAATAGATGACGATGACATCCCATATTGATTACAAATTTAACGAAGGTGAGCTCTGCAAAGAGCTTGCTGCGTATATAGATTCTACATATGATGAACATTATGCAATTGATAAATTTCAGGCAACTGAATTTATTATGGATGGTGGTCATGGTGAAGGATTTTGTATCGGAAACATATTAAAATATGCACAACGATACGGCAAAAAGGACGGATTTAATAGAAAGGATCTTATGAAGGTATTGCACTATGCTATTATGGCATTATACGTCCACGATACTGAACATGAAAAATAAAGGTTTACTTTCCACAAAAACTATGGTATAATATACATTATGAATATTTCAAAAGAAACACTAGACGTGTTACAAAACTTCGCCTCGATTAATCCTAATATTTTGATTAATCCAGGACAAGATTTAAAAACAATTGCTGAAGCTAAAAACATTTTAGCTCAAGCACATGTTCCAGATAACTTCCCAGAAGAATTTGGAATATATGATTTAAACGAATTCCTACAAGTAATTGGTTTAATTCAAACCCCAGATTTAGACTTTGGTCCGGAGAAGGTAGTCCTTAAGAATGGTGATATTTCCAGAGTGAATTATTACTATTCAGAAAAAGAAATACTTACTACTCCAACTAAAGAAATCACAATGCCAGATCCTGAGCTTTCTATTAATATTACTGAAGATCATATCAATCAGATTAGAAAAGCTTCTGCAGTCCTAGGACATTCCGAACTAGTTATATGCGGGGACAAGGGCACAGTACGAGCAGAGGTTTATGATGTAAATGATATGACATCAAACGCATTCTCTTTGGTATTAGATAATGCTAATTCCTGTACTAATGATTTTAAATTCATTTTTAACATACCAAATTTAAAACTTCTTCCAGGAGATTACTATGTAAATATAAGTTCTAAACTTATATCTCATTGGACATCTTCTACATATCCAATAAACTATTTTATAGCGTTGGAAAAAGGAAGTGAGTATCATGTATAAATACATGTACAAGAATTCTCATATATCATTGATTGGTTATGGGGATATTATATAAGATGCCAATTATGGGTCTTATTAATAATAGTCTACTATGCATAGGAGAAAATTATGGCTGAAAAAGCAGTAGAAACAACGGAAGCACCTCAGCTTTCACTTCAAGACATCGCAACTAGCGTACAGGTAATTGATATCTGTTCTAAACGTGGTGGGTTCGAAGGAGTAGAACTGGAAACAGTTGGAGCTCTTAGAACAAGGTTGGTTACATTTTTAAATGCTAATCGCCCAACTGATGAAGCTGTCCCGGAAGGCGCAGTTCCAGAAGTGGTTGAAGAAGCCGAGTCTGTTGGAAACGGTTCTACCGAATCTGACGATTCCTAAAAGCTTAATGGTGGGGTAGCTCCCCGCCCACTCACATTATTATAGGTTATATTATGAACAAAGATGAAACAACAAAACTAATCAGTGCTTTGCAAAAAGGTACTGTAACAGTAACATTCCAAAAGGTAAACTCGGACGAGATTCGTGTTATGCCTTGCACACTAAACAAAAAAATACTAGAAGCAAACGGGGTTAGTCCTACCATTGAACATGTTAGTCCTCTTTCTAGTCAAATCCCTGTCTGGTCTCTAGACAAAAATGCCTGGAGATCTTTTATAATGGACACAGTCCTAGGATGGGAGGTGCTCGGTGAGTAATAACTGGGCAATGAATTATAAAGAAAATGAATTCTTATGGGTAGAAAAGTATAGACCACAGCGCATTGACGATTGTATTTTACCACCAGATCTGAAAATAACTTTTGAAGATATTGTTAACGGAGGTGAACTGCACAATATGCTTCTTACCGGAACGCCCGGTACAGGTAAAACAACCGTAGCGAAAGCTTTATGCAATGAGCTTGGTCTAGATTTTCTCATAGTTAATGGATCAGAAGAATCTGGTATCGATACACTTCGAACCAAGATTAAAAGATTTGCAAGTACTATTTCTCTTCAAGGTGGCTATAAAGTAGTTATCCTAGATGAAGCAGATTACTTAAATCCCCAATCAACACAACCAGCATTAAGAGCTTTTATAGAAGAGTTCTCTGCTAACTGTAGGTTTATCTTAACCTGCAATTTCAAAAATCGAATCATACAACCTTTACATTCTAGGTGTTCGGTTATAGAATTTAATATAGCTCAAAAGGATATGCCACCTTTATTGGCCCAATTCATGGAAAGATGTGAATTCATCTTAGATGAAGAAAAGGTTAAATATGAGAAGCAAGTTCTTGCTGAGTTATTAATGAAACATATGCCAGATTGGCGTAGAGTATTAAACGAATTACAAAGATATAGTACCAATGGATCAATAGATAGTGGTATATTAGTTCAGCTAAGCGAAATAGCTATAGCAGATCTAATGTTATTATTAAAGAGAAAAGATTTTAAGAGTATGAGGCAATGGGTTACAGATAATGTAGATTCAGAACCAGCCGCTCTTTTTAGAAAGATCTATGACAATTGCCAAGACTATATTGAATCAACCTCTGTTCCACAGGTGGTTTTAATCTTAGGAGATTATCAATATAAGAATGCATTTGTTGCTGACCATGAATTAAATTTGGTTGCTTGTCTAACAGAAATAATGTCACAGGTAAAATTTAAATGAAATATTCATATCACCCAGTTCATTTCCACCACCACGACACTAGATACAGGGTAATAGCTATGAAAAATGGCGTAATCATGTATGAAAAAATTTTTAAAAAAGAAGAAGAGGCTAAGGCATATGTCAGAAAACAAAACTAAAATAACAGGAATAGCACTAACAGGATCTTTCGAAAATGAGGGACATTCTGTTATCTTTACAATTTCCGAATCGAATAAAGATAAAATAAAAATAAGAGAATCTTTTTTAGGAAACTCTTGGCAAACCCACGGAAGAAATTGGTCTACAGAAAAGACTGTTTCTTTAATTGATGCTATAGAAGAACAAGAAAAACTTATTAAGTACAGATATCAGAGAACAAATTAATGAATCCATTTGATTATGTAAAAGCAATTAATTCTACCAAGAAAGATATTATGGTAGATGACATCTCTGAAGCAGAGTATCAAGCCTTTGTAATCAATAGGTCCCTTTCTTATTTTCCAGATACTGTACTGTATGCTAATGAAATGAATCTGAATTCCCACTTACCAGCGCGTCTTCAATTCGATTTTTTCATAAATATAATTAAGAAACGAAATCGATTCTCTAAATGGTTTAAACCCATTGAGATACAAAGTATCGATATTGTTAAAGAATATTATGGGTATAGCAATGAAAAAGCTAAATCTGTTTTATCATTATTAAATAATAAACAAATTGAAAATTTGAAGAGAAGGATTTATAAAGGTGGAAGAACAAGAACAAAAACAAATTAATGATTGGTCTCCTGACGATATGTTAGAGATCACATTAGCTGAACCAGATGACTTTCTTAAGGTAAGAGAAACATTAACACGTATAGGCGTAGCATCTAGAAAAGATAATAAACTATTTCAATCGTGTCATATCTTACATAAACAAGGAAGATACTTCATCGTACATTTTAAAGAATTATTTCTATTAGACGGGAAACCCTCGAATCTAATAGAGAATGATCTACAGCGTAGAAATACAATATCTACTCTGTTAGCTGATTGGGGATTATGTACATTAATTAATCCTGAGGCAGCAAAGGACATAGCACCACTTCGTCAAATAAAAGTAGTATCTTTTAAAGACAAAGTTAATTGGGAATTATGTCCAAAGTATAATATAGGTAATAGTCCTCCAAAAGACGGACCAAAACCCGTATAAATACTATACGAGAGGTGCCACATGGTGTGGGCCTCATTAACCTTGCTAATAAAATAGGAGGAAAAGATGATGACTAGAAATCTTAGTTTAACGTATCCACGTTCACTATTTGTAGGTTTCGAACCTCTGTTCTCAGAGATCGAGAGACTTACTTCAGGTACTCCAGGTCAGGATAACTATCCACCTCATAACATTGTTCGAATAGACGGGGAACATTTCAATATTGAAATGGCTCTTGCCGGATTCAGTAAAGATGATGTTGAGGTAGAACTTAAAGATGGTACATTAACCATCTCTGGTTCTAAGACCGAGGATGAACGCGATTACGCACACAAAGGTATATCATCTCGCAAATTCTCTAGGAGCTTTAGGCTCGCAGAGTATGTTGTTGCAGATGGTGCTGATCTAGTGGATGGTATTCTTGTAGTTAATCTACAATTAGACATTCCAGAAGAGAAGCGTCCTCAGAAGATCAAAATAGGATCTTAATATATTAGGATGTGGGATTGGTTCGCTGATCCCACTACCTTTTTTAATGAAAATAAAGGTTTACAATTGACTGGATCTATGGTATAATAGACACTATATATGAATTTTTACACGAATGTTGCTCGTTATGGAAATATGCTTCTTTACAGAGGTATAGAGAATGGTAAACGAGTTCAAAAAAGAATCAAGTACAAACCTACACTCTTTGTAGGAACAAGTAAAGCAACCAAATGGCGTTCCCTGGACGGAACACCTGTTGCGCCAGTTAAATTTGAATCCATGAGAGATGCCAAAGAATGGATCCAGCAAAATAAAGAAGTAGCTGGTCGACTTATCTTTGGCAATACTAGATACCAATCATGCCTAATTAATGATCTATTTCCTGGCCACATAGAGTTTGATCGCTCTAAAATTAATGTGACCACAATTGATATTGAAGTACAATCAGATGGAGGATTTCCTGAGCCAAAAGATGCTCTAAAACCTGTCACTGCTATTTGTCTAAAGAACAATATCGATAATACATATTATGTTTGGGGACTAGGAGATTATGATGTATCTAAATCTCTTATGAAAACCAATAGAGTAATCTATAAGAAGTGTGTTGATGAAAAAGAACTATTAGTTGATTTTATAAATCATTGGTCTACACCTTCAAATACTCCGGATGTTATTACTGGATGGAATACTAAATTCTTTGATATACCTTATTTGGTTAATAGAATTACTAGAGTATTTGGTCCGGATCTAGGGGAACAAAACATTAAAAAGTTCTCACCATGGGGAATGGTAGATCGAAGAGAAGTTCGAATAGCCTATAAATCTATGAATAGAGATGAGACCTATGACTTCCAAGGAATATCCCATATGGATTATATGGAAGTATTTAAAAAGTTTGGTTATGCATATGGCCAACAAGAATCATATGCACTTAATCATATCTCTTATGTAGTACTTGGCGAAAAGAAAATATCTTATGAAGAACACGGTACACTTAATAAATTATATGAAGATGATCATCAAAAGTTTATTGATTATAATATTCGAGATGTTGAATTAGTAGATAGACTTGAAGATAAAATGGGATTAATTACCCTTGCTCTTACCATAGCTTATCGAGGTGGAGTTAATTATCCAGATGTATTTGGAACTACAGCAATCTGGGATACAATCATTTATAGAGATCTTATTCAAGATAATGTAATAGTTCCATTCCCAACAGATTCAATCAAAACAACCTATGCAGGTGGATATGTTAAAGATCCACAAGTAGGTATGCATGATCACGTGGTATCATTTGACTTAAGTAGTCTATACCCTTCTTTGATTATGCAATATAATATGTCACCTGAAACAATTGCAAATGGTAAAATAGCAGATGTAAATGTAAATTCTATGTTAGAAGGTAAACAAAATGTTTACAAAGATGGATATGGATTGTGTGCAAATGGTCAATATTTTCATACTGAAAAACAAGGTGTACTTCCTAAGATTGTTCAGGAGATATTCAATGAAAGAGTAGGGGTCAAAAAAGAACAAATCAAAGCTCAACAAGCTTTGCAAAAAGTAGATTTAGAAGACAAACAAGAAATTTATAGGATCGAAAGAGATATATCTGTTGCAGAGAACAGACAAATGGCTCTTAAGATTCTACTCAATAGTTTATATGGTGCTCTTGGTAATCGTTACTTTCGATATTTCGATCAACGCATTGCTGAAGCAATCACTTTATCTGGGCAATTAGTTATCCGGTGGGGTGAACAATCAATCAACAAGTACTTAAATAAGGTCCTTCAGAGCTCCTCAGACTACGTCTTAGCAATAGATACAGATTCCCTTTATGTTGGATTAGGGCCCATGGTTAAAAAGTTCTCTCCGACTAAGCCAGTAGACTTCCTAGATAAAATTTGCAAAGATAAGTTAGAAAAAGTTTTTACAGAGTGTTATGAGAATCTATTCCAAAGATATGGTGGAATAGAAAACAAGATGACCATGAGTAGAGAAGTTATTGCTGATAGAGGAATCTATCTAGCTAAAAAGAGATACATTCTAAATGTATTAGACAATGAGGGAGTTAGATTAAAACTTCCCAAGATTAAAACAGTAGGAGTTGAAGCTAATAAAAGCTCTACTCCAGAAGCATGTAGAGATGCTTTAAAAAATATCTTTAAAGTTATCATATCAAAAGACGAGAAAGAGGTACAAGAAACCATAAATCGATTCAAAGAACATTTCTTTACTCTTAGACCAGATCAAATTGCTTTCCCTAGGGGAGCTAATAATATAACTGGTTTTTTTGACAATCAAATTATTTA